ACATAAGATTGAATGTTTGATAGGGATTTCGTTCGCATCCAGCAAATCGTAGGATTTCATACGCTTCACGAGTATCACGAAGATCACGAATAATAAAATGATCTGCATGAATTTTTCCAAACTCAGGATATTTGAGGTCTACACCTCTTACCCAATATCCTTCATCTTTCAGTCTTTTTACCATATGTGAGCCGATGAATCCACCGGCTCCTAAAACAAGTGCAGTTTTTTTCATAATTACCTCACGTACCAGAACCAACAACCATTTGACACCATAATAGGTGTTCCAATTTTATTAGATCGTCTAAATTTAGCCAAAGATTCTTTTACATAGATTTCATCATGGTTGTTACCACAAAAAATACCATTAGACTTGACCATACTATAATACTTTTCCATCTGTTTGTCAAGATTTTTTAGTGTTGAATTTACACATACAGCATCATATTTGTCTTTAAATTCTAAAGTAGTAAATCTATCAAAGTCTTTTGTATTCTTCTTGAGTATATATTCATGTTCTGGTGGAGCATCTTCAGATACAACACCATGAATCATGAAAATTTTAGGAACCATTCCAGAATCAGACTCTAACATATATACTGCATTATCACCCTTATCTACACCAACATCTAGGATTCTTAGATCACCCCCTCTCATCCTTTTGATATATGGCATGATACCAATTCCGACAACATCCGAAGGGGGCCAAATACCCATTTGTTTAGATTGCTCTACTGTAAATAAAGTTGGGTCCATCATCAAATCCATATTATTCTCCATAAATTCTTTCAATTTCTGCTTTGAGGCTTGGGATTCTGTCATACTGATGAACAATGGCAAATGGTTTACCATCATAAGTTTTCACCACACCAGAATCAAACTTAGGCTGATTATCTTCATAGTTCATTTGATACATCATTTGTTTGGTGGGGTCGGCACCAAAATTCAACCCAATATCACCGCTACCGGCTTTTACTGCTTCAAGAGTTGTTCCAAGTTGAATAGCCCAAGCATCAGAATTGTTGGTCAAGAATGTTTCAGTTGAAAATGGTGGATTATCAATAATAAAGTTATATACTGCCTGATCTACAATAGGAATTGGTCTATTGATAGACATTTGGAAAATATGTAGCATGAGCCCTTTTACTGTAAGAAATTCACCAGCAATGATTCCAACATTATAGATGTGCTTATCCTTCAACAAATTATGAAAGAATGGTCCAAATGTTTCCATGAGATTTTGATTACCCCAAGGTTCATTTTTATATCTCATGCCTTCGGATGAAGCAACCAGATTATACATATACAGATTGTCAACCAACCAGTCAGTAGGATTTTGTTGAAAAACAACATCTCTTGTGTCTGTTGTGATTACATATCGATACTGTGTTTTTGTTGTGTGTAGTGCATTCCAAAGATAGAAAAATCTTTCTACATGAGGTGCATTGTTCGTTGGAGCAACCACATCACCATTATCTTTCTGTGTACCATATAATGATAACTCCACACCCATTTCTGTGAGTTTATCAATTGTTTCCTTGGTCATGTTTGTTCCTGTAAGAACAACATCACCATCAAATCCAGTCTTCTTGATAGAATTGACCCAATACTTTAAGTCATTCCAAGTATAGTTTGTTGCATTACCGATAATTAAATCTTTGATAGCCACGGATATCCTCCACCATATTGCTTAAACATTTCAGCATTACCTTTTTCAAAAAATGAATAATCGCCACCGTATGCCTTTTCCATATCAGGAAGTCTATAGTTTAGTGTGTGCATACCAGTGGTATCAAACTTAGCCATATTTTTGATAAGCATAAAAAATCTTCTATCTCCACCCCAACCCCAATGCCAGAGATTACATACCTGAATTAGAAATTCTCTCTTGAAGCAGTATGATGATGTGTCTACTAAAAACTGCTCGGTCTTATCTTTGGTGAACCAAATCGGCCAACGTCCAATACTCTCACAGTTATCGTATGCAAGAAGTTTCTCTGGATGAATATAGACTTTTCTTAGTGAATGTGCCCATTCTAGACCATCGGTTTCAATTTTATCAACAAGAGTTGTGACATGATCATGATCCCACCAATTATCTTCATCCAGAAATAGTACATAATCTTCATTTACCAGATGTGGATATGCAGCATATACACGATGACCGTAAAACCCATTACCACCAACATTAGTAGGTGTGCAAGTAGTAATAGTATATTCAAAGGCTTCTTCATTCTTACTCATTAATTGATTGACCTTATCATAGTATTCCGGTCCATCAACAACAAGAAGATGTTTGATATTCTTATAAGACTGTGATCTAACAGATTCTACTGCTTTTGTTAGATCAGGGAGTCCAATAGTGGGAGTAATCACAACCACAGATTTTTCAATTTTCAATTTCATAATAATCCCTTCTAATTATAAATGATACTTAGGATTTCTGTTACATCCTATATATTTACCATGTATATATTTTGGATGATTTTTGCCGTATGTGTGTCTCTTTTTAGTTGCCATATCCTTCATATTATCTCTTTGGTTTCCGATGAATAAATGTTCTGGATTTACACATAACGGATTATCACATTTATGTAAAACATGATGAGATTCTGTAATATTATGATCCTTATATATTTTCCAACTAACTCTATGGGCTCTCTGCATTATCATACCACTAGGTCTATGGGTAAAAACCCCATATCCGTTTCTTTTTGTTAATACATTTCCTAACCAGAGCCAACATCCTGTATTTGGCTCTGGTGAAATTTTACTTTCAAATGATTTTATATAATATCTTTCCCAACTCATAGCAAAGCCGCTTGGTAGTGCATAGCGTCAAAATCTCTCTCTTTACCTAAATTGATAAATCCTTCATCATACCAAAATTGAACGAATGGCTCATATTCTGGTTTACTCATTTGGGCCTTTTTCCAAGGGGTTCTTAGAGAATTTCTATCTGGGTCGATATCCACCGCAATTCCCCATGAGTGCATTGACCATGCAGAACCACCACGCATCTTACGAACATTTAGGCAACCACCAAAGTAGTGTAACCGAAGTTGAACAATCTTGTCATATCCATAATGTTCTAGAGTACGATTCCAGATTCTTTCCATAGGCTCTTTTACTAATCTATGGCAAGTATATGAAGTCAGTTTAGATCGGGTATCCCATGCAAGAACCATAGTGAATGGAACATTACACTTAACTTGATTTGATCCAGGCTCACCATAGAATCTCATACATTCGCTTTGTCTCGGCCATGCTCTTTTTGGTTGAACATTAACCTTCACAGGCTCATTTACTTTTACAACAATTGGTTCAAGATAATCACTTTTACCAATCAATTTTGAATATTTAGTGTGGATTTTCAATAGGGTTTTTGCATAATCTGAAGCAGTTGCATACCCTGTTGTGCCTTGAATTTTGATTGCTTCTTCTACAGTTTTGGCTTGAAATAGTTTGGAATAACGATCATTGTTAATCAGAAGGTCCAAATAATCACCACAAGATTCATCAAGATTATTGTATGCCCTAAACTTTTGCTGAACACGAATCATCTTACCATTGACTTCTTCATTAGTCCATGCAATTCTTGAACCTGCTGGCCCTTCACCTTTGATACCAAAGGCATTATTACCAACCATAGATTTACCATAACCAGTCTCAAGACAGTTTTGTGCTGCTCCAAGATGTGCGATAATTTCAGGATTTTCTACATCTTTTAGTTTTGCCATCGTAAACAATGATGTGTAAATTTTGGCATAATATTCTTCAGGCTTTAGTTTGACAGAATGATTTTCTTCTGCTTTGGCTCTTGATGACAATGTTACTTTGGCTTTGAATAGTTCTCTTGCATGTTCTGTAGAAGGACCAATTAGACCATCGATATTACCAACTTCAATGTCCATTGATTTATACAGAAGCTGTTCACCAGCAATAATTAGTCTTGCATTATCCCATGTTTTTGCATCAACATTCTCATCATTCTTCAACACATCACGAATTGCTTGATATGTGTCTTCTTTGAATTTTCCGTTGATCTTACCTTTGAAATGATTAGTGGAAGCCAGATACTTTTGTAGTTCCACCTTTGCGTCAATTACAGGCATTTTGCCCTCCTATAATAAAAAGAGAGGGTGTCACCACCCTCTCCTACTTATAAATGATTTTATTCGGTCAATAACTTTTTTTCGGCAGAAGACTCCTCCTTAGAACCAATTTCAATCTTCTTTGGTTTCTTATTTTCTGGAATGAATCGTTCCAACCAGATTTTAAGCATACCGTTGATTAGGTCAGCATTCTTTACTTCTACTGTATCAGCAAGAGTAAATTTGCGTGTGAATGCACGATCCGCAATTCCTTTGAATAGGAACTCAGAATCTTCGTCACTATTCACTTGACCTTTGATTGTCAATGTTCCGTCTTCCATAACAATTTCAATATCCTGTTGTCCAAATCCGGCAACAGCGATTTCAATCACATATGTATTTTCACCAGTCTTACGAATATTGTAAGGAGGATATGTGGAAATTTTGGGAAGGGTTTCACTAATAGAAGACAGTTTTTTGATCATATCATCAAAACCAACTGTTCCTTTCGATACATTAGTGAAGCCGAATGGATCATATAGATTTACGCTTGTCATCATTTTTTAACTCCTATGTTAGCAAGTTATTATATTGTCTCCCTATAAGGCAAGACAGAGTTGAGGTACGCAATAACCTTATCCCCAACATCACTATTTATAATACATTTTTATTGAGTTGTCAAGTATATTTTTTATGATGTCACCAAACCGGATGTTGTTGCTGATCCAAAGTATGTTCCAGTAGCATTTCCGTTTAACCTAACTCCTATAAGTTGAGACCTTGCCGCACCTGATGATATGTTTATTCCATATCTTTGAGTCTCTGTGTATGAAAACCAAGGTGCTTTTCCAGCGGAACCACCAATCATCTGAAAACCATTTACTGTCGAAGACAAATATATCCCATCATAACCATTTGGAACGGCAGTTCCGTTATTATATACATCAATATCGGTCAATCCAATACCAGTTCCATTAAATACCGCTCCAAATGCGGCATGTCCGGCTATTTTACCATTAGACAGTCTAATTCCAGATGTATTCGTACCAAAATTCATACCAATGTCAGTGACTGCACCATGACAATATAAATTAGTTATGTTTAATCCTTCTAGATGTGAAATATACGCTGCATTATAATAATTAAACTCCAAATCCAAATTTTGCCCTTGAATAAATTGTGGATATGATCCGTATGGTAATCCTGGAGAATTTACACAATATATTCCAGTGTGGCCTCTTAATAACTGAACCTTATCCATATATATGGATGCAATAAACCCATCTATATGCAATAACTTGCAACTATTAGCGTGAGAACTTCCGGCAGAATTATTTCCAGCTAATATAACCCTTTCTAGATTTAATATATCCGATCTTTCTGTAGTACTATTTCTAGTTGAGCCTGAAGCATATATTTTCATACCATAATTTCCGCGAATATTTTCACAATAGAAATCTTCAAATGTTGTATTATGAACTTGTCTCATATTAACAGGGTTGTAACAATTATCAAGAAATACATTATAAAAAGAAATTCCCTGTGTATGATCTAAATTGAAAACTATTCCTGTGTGATTTAGTCCATATATATAAATATTTTCAATATTCATCCAATATACTCTGGTTGATGTTCCACCAATAGTAAATAATGTAAATGTTCCAACTGGAGTTATTACGGTATTACCTATACCATCACCTACAATTTTTATGCCTCCTTTAGTTATAGAAGTTAATGCAGAAGTTACTTTATAATTTCCCTTTGGGAAATATAATATTCCTCCGTTAGAATTTATATATGCAATGGCAGAATTTATAGAAGAAGTATCATCATTAGAACCATTTCCAATTGCACCATAACTTTTAACATTTACCATATTCATGGTAGACCAAAGATTTGTACTATTTAATAATGTCGTGCTTGCTCCAGCCCCGGCCGTAGATAAATCAAATGTATATCCCCTAAATGTACCACCACTTTCAAAAATTCTTATATTATTTCCATTATTATCCAAAACAATGCTGCTGCCAGACAAAGTAGAAGTGGGGGCTTTAGTAAATCTAATTTCACCACCCTCAGCACCCGAAACTGATGTTCCACCTACTTCTAATGTTCCATTAATAATTCCGCCAGTTTTGGCTAAAAATGTTGCAGTAGAATAAGCATTAGCTCCTATTCCGGTATTATAAGCAAGTAAATTAGCAGAATTGGCTTTATCATATGCAAGCTGTGTGATTGTTAAAGGAGAATAATATGATCCATGTTCTCCATCAAGTAAATCGGCATCTAGACCTGAACCAGAACCATCATTTCCTGCGTGCCAAACTTGTGCCTCATTATATTTCAATCCACCGGCACCTGCACTAGTAGCAGTAGTATCTACCTTTAACGTATTTGTCCATGAAGAAATTGTTTGTCCTGCGACAGTTATTGGTGCTACAGATACACTAAAAACCCCAGCAGCCGAATCACTAGACATTACTAAAGCCACTGCCCCACCGTCAGATTCGTTGGTTCCCTTTGCAGCTATTACAGATCCATTGAAATAGTGTCCGGCTCTAATATTAAAGTTTCCGCCACCATCATTCCAAGAAATTCTTTTATGACCTCCATTGTCGAGTAAAATAGCACCACTGCTACCTGAAAACCATGCAGCACCTGTTGACAGAGATGTTGCAGTTGTACTATTAAAGTTGATCGTTTCGTTAAAAATCCAATCTCCACTTATAGTCGCATTTTCTGTTTTTCTAGGAAAATCTGATGCTTGATATGTATCTAATGTGTCAGCATCTAGACCTGAACCAGAACCATCATTTCCTGCGTGCCAAACTTTATACTTGTTAGCACCCATTGACCAACCTCCAACAGAAAGTTGATTATCATCACCGCTCAATCCAAAATGAAACGCATAGTCACCACCTACATGAAAGGTTATTAATGCATCAGCACCTGCTGTTGGCTGATATACCTGAAGGCCATTTATTTGTCCTGTATTGGTTATATCAATAGCAGAATCATTGTATACTTGTAACACCCCACCACTAAATACATCACTTGCATTACTTCTCAAAAAACTAGTACTATCAAGCCCATCTAATGTTCCCGCATCACCTGTAATAGATATTCCCCAAGTTCCAGATGCATCACCACCAGTTCTTGTTGGTACATTTAATGATGCCCTCATACCAGTTGCATCATTTTTTCTTATATACGAATCAGTGGATGAGAAAAACACTGTCTCAGAAGATCGTGTGGTAACTGAATGACTCATATTAAAATATGATGCGAAACCATAACGACGATAATCATCGCCACTTGAGTTTCTTAGAACAATGGTATCTGCTGGTCCAGATGTTGAACCTACGCTTGCTGCATATCCATCTAGCAAATCAGCATCTAGACCTGAACCAACACCATCAACTGTCAATAGTGCAGATAGGATTTCTGATGCAGTTTGATCGGCAGTTGCACCAGATTCGATTCCATCAAGTTTTGTGCCGTCTGTTGCAATATCACGGCCATCTACTGTGCCAGTGACTGTAATATTTCCGCCAAAGTGTGAGTTACCATTAGAGAGGAATCTGGCAACAACTGTATCATAAGTTATATCAGTAGAATAATTTCCGCCACCTGAAATGATAGCAAAACTATCATTCACATCATTTTCCCTCAAACCGATAATTAAGTGTGCACTGCTTGGTGCGTAAATCAGTCCGCCGCCAGTTGAACCGGGTATCAAACCTGTTATATCAGTATTAGTTGATGAATAGTTAGTAAATGTACCAGATTTTAGTGTTATGTCACCAGTTGCAGTATCAGCAGCATCACTTCGTAAGAAACTCGCAGCTTGGATTCCGTCTACCGTATCAGCATCTAATCCAGAACCAGAACCATCAACAGTTTTTATTTTGGTTAATATGTCTGATGCTGTATATGAACTTGAAGGTAAAAATGTTGCTGTAGCATAAGCATTAGCACCAGTGCCTACGGCAGTATTTGCACCAGCAATAACTGATAATAGATAAGCATTAGCACCAGCACCAACTGATGCAGCATAAGCATTGGCACCAGCACCAACTGCTGTATTAGCACCAGCAATAACTGATCTTAAGAATGTGTTAGTGGATGTGGTAAATGCATTTGCACCAGCACCTACGGCAGTATTAGCACCAGCAATTGTAGCAGAAGTAAATGCATTAGCACCAGCACCTACGGCAGTATTAGCACCAGCAATAACTGATCTTAAGAATGTGTTAGTGGATGTGGTAAATGCATTAGCACCAGTGCCTACGGCAGTATTTGCACCAGCAATAACTGATCTTAAGAATGTGTTAGTGGATGTGGTAAATGCATTGGCACCAGCACCTACTGCTGTGTTAGCACCTGCTATAACTGATCTTAAGAATGTGTTAGTGGATGTAGTAAATGCATTAGCACCAGCACCTACGGCAGTATTAGCACCAGCAATTGTAGCAGAAGTAAATGCATTAGCACCTATTCCGGTATTATATGCTAACAAATTAGCAGCATTGGCTTTATCGTATGCAGCAATTGTCACAACAGAAATTTCACCACCACCTATAATTGCAATATCGTAAGCAGAGTTGGCTTTATCATATGCCAACTCTGCAAGTTCAGTTGTTTGGGTTGTTAAAGATATTCCATTTACATATAGTGTTCCGTTTGGGGAAAGTTTTAGTTTTTCATCATCATTTATTGAAAATTTTATTATGCTAGAATTTTCATTATATTCTGTAGCATTTACATTCAATCCTAGTCCTATATAATTAAAATAAGAATTTGCCCAAGTTGATGTTAAATTTGATATTGAAACAGGCATATAAAAATTTCCTTATAATGTGATGAAATATGTTCTTTGATAATCTTGGGAGGGAAGCCCATTAAAGTGAGCATCTGTTGCAACATATGCTCCACTATCGAGACATATTAAAATATTATCATTTTCAATTAAATAATTCTCATAATCTTGTAAATCTATTTCATCTGAAATATTAAATGTATTAAAAGTGAATCTTACACCAGATTCATCACCTGTTACAGTGTCTCCGGATTTAATTTCGCCTCGAATATCCATTAGTATAAGTGTGCTAGAGTTAGCATCATAATATCTAACTCTAGCAGTGGAATTTCGAACTCTGACTATTTCATTTACATAGAAAGTCAAGATACTGCTCCCGTTCCTCCACCACTGGAACCATATACGAAAGTATCTGATGATCGACCTTTAGGATCATTCACTCCAGGCGGATGTAATTTTAAATCTATTTCTTTAGTGGTGTCTCCTATGGCACATATAATAAATTTATTCTCTACATATATGCTAGGCGGTCCGGTTACAGGTTTCAACCTACCTCCACCATGATCGCACACATCATCCTCAACTGCCCATAGTAAATTATTAACAAATACTGTAGAATTTCCAAATACTTCTGTGGCAGCTCCACATTTTCTCTTGTCTGTGTCTCTATGTGCCCCTGGCATTATTTCTTATATCCACTTTTATCATATTCTGGGTTAAAATCAATCCTTGGTGCCTGCTCAACGATGTGTTTACCGGCACCAATATATACATTTTCTTGTGCTTGAAGGTTGATATTTTTACCATCAAATTCAATGTCGGAGTCAGTAGTAAATTTTAGTTTACTATGACCCTCAACAGTGATTTCATTATTATCATCAATATGAATCTTAACCCCACCATACACATTAATTGTGGTAGGCTTGGTTACATAAATTTCATCAAGTTTTAGGCTTTTTAGCATTACTAACTCCTGTAGAACCTAATCCGCCAACACGATTTGCTTTTAATTCTGGCTTATTCACAGTTTCAACAATATCATACTTCTCTTGTTTTACTAATTCGCCTTGGGCAATCCTATCACCATTTCTAACCCACATACCAACAGTTGACCTATTATATAGAAGAACCATTAGCTCATCTACATAGTCAGAATCAATTACTGCTTCGCTGTTTGCTAAAACGATTCCTCGTTTGAGTGATAGACCTGATCTTGCGTGAAGTCTTACAGAATATCCTTCAGGAATATCTAGAATGAGTCCTGTAGGAACCATAACCCTTTCACCAGCATTAACGAATACATCACCTTTCGGTGTATTTCTGGTAAAAGGTTTATTGGTCTCATTATATCCCGAATACCATTGTTTACCTGCACCTTGATATGCGATATCAAAACAAGCAGATTGCTTGGTTGAAAATTCAGGTAATACAATATCAGGATGAGTTTTATACATAGACAATTTCACAGCCATCATAATTTCCTTTCACTTACTTTTTCTTGCGGGGAGTCTTCTTCTTTTCTTTTTCTTTAAATTCTGGTTGACCGTCATTGTTCCAAGTAACATCTACGTTCTTGTTCTGCTTTAGGTCAATCTTTGGCATATTTTCTTTCACTTTTTCATAAGTGGAAACTACCCAAATTTTGATTTTGTCAAACATTGTGTCCTCTGTTAGTTGACAGTTTCTTTGTTCTTTTTACCTATGGTATATTTAGTAACAAGTTTCCAGTCAGACTTTTCTTTATGAGAAATAACTTTGATTTGACTTAGTGTTGCCACTGGAGATTGAGTTTTACTCTCATCTACCAAATCTAGCAATTCCCACTCATGAAGAAGATTGGCAATAGTATTTCTTCTTGCTTTATCATCTTCCGTGAAGTCTGAGCTTTTACCATCTAGTAAAAACATTTCTTTGAAGTGGACGATATAATATTTGCCTTGTTTGTGTAAAATATGGCAAGATTGATATAGAGTCTTATCTTTTCGAGACGCAACACCAATCCTAGACAATGTTTCTCTAATCTTCAAAAAATCATCAGGCTCTTGAAGATTAACTTCTACGAGATCGTTTAAGTTTATCATTTATACCACCTTTATCAAGTTTCTTCTTAATTTCATTAAGTTGTTCACCAGAAAGAACTCGTAGTGCATCTTTGGCTTTGTCATAAGAATAGTTGTAATATTCTTTAACGGCATCCAAATCTTCTATAACATCTTTCTTGTGCCACTTCTGATACGGTCTTTTGTATGACCGTATAGTATTTAGATAATAGTGATATTGTAAAAGTTTATCTGTGTTTGGATACAGATTCATCTGATTGGCATATAGAGCACAATCATAATGCTGTGATAAAGCACGATTAACAACGAAAGGGTTATATTCCCTTTCGTTTTCTTCTGTGATTACAGGTTCTTTGGTTTGTAGAATTGATGGGATAATGTCTTTGAATGTGTCTGTCATTTCACCTCACAGTCTACCATAATTTCAGTTAGACAGGCAACAAGATTAATCTCTTGGTCAGCAACAAATGCACTTTGATACTGATACCGAGCAATAATCACTACTGCCTGCGGAATACTTTCGGGCTTCATATACTCATACAGACCATCATAAATCTTACGAAAGATTCGTGCAGGATCAATATCGGAATTTACGACAACCCATTTACGCATACCACCAAAGTTCTTTTCTTTTAGATTCTTAATCAAATCAGACAGATTCTTGACATCTGTGATTTGAGCAATCATTCCAGCATCAATAGAACCGGAACCAGCATATCGTTGCAGTTCATTCAATGTCCTACGATAATCTGGAAAGAACTTCTCTACAATCTTGATTAGAACCTGCTTATCATACTGAATATTCTCTGTTGTTAAAATCTCGCCAAGTCTCTTGAAGAATAGTGCAGCCATTTTTGGCCGTTCACCATTCACCAAAGTAAAGTCAATTACAGAACACCTTGAATGTAGAGCATCAATCAGACGAGATTTGAAGTTACAAGTAAAGATGAAGGTACAGTTGGCAGAAAATTCTTCAATTGCACCTCGCAACCCTGCTTGTGCTTCTGGTGTAATATAATCAGCCTCATCGAGAATGATGACTTTACGACCACCAACAAGAGAAACTGTTGAAGCATAATTCTTGATTTTGGTTCTTAGAGTATCAATACCCCTTTCTTCGGACGAGTTAATGAATAGATAATTGATGCCAATTTCTTCACACATAGCAATAGCCACAGTAGTTTTACCTACTCCGGCAGTACCAGTCAGCATCAAGTTTGGGATTGTCTTGGAATTAACATATTCCTGAAAGACCTTTTTCAGCCTTTCAGGAAGAATGCATTCCGAAACAGTCTTGGGCCTATACTTCTCCGTAAATAGAAACTCTTTATTTTCGCTCATGTTAAAATACCCTTTATAATAAATAATAGGACGATAGTTCACGGTGGAGAATTACATGGGACACATTTATATCATAAAAAATATGATTACGCAAGATATTTATGTAGGAAAGACTATAAAAACCATAGAAGAAAGGATGCGGCAACATATATATAAATCTAGATATGGTGTAGACACTCATTTATATAGAGCAATAAGAAAATATGGTGAAATCAATTTTATAATTGAAAATTTAGAGACTGTTGAAAATTCTCAACTAAATTTACGAGAATGTCATCATATAGAATCCCTAAAACCTAGATATAACATGACAGGAGGCGGTGATGGCGGAAATACATTTATTTTTATCACAGAAGACACAAGAAAAAAGATAAGTGAAAGCACAAAGGGCGAAAAAAACCCAATGTATGGTAAACGTGGTAAAGATAATCCGAATTTTGGGAAAAAACGTGGAAAAAATATAAAAATAAGTAAATCTTTAAATAATCCTTGCATCTGTGAAGGCAATCTTTTCAATTCCATCACAGATGCGGAGAATTACTATCGTGGCAAATATTCTGTACGAAAAAGATTAGATAGTCCTAAATATGAAGATTGGTATAGATTAGTTCCAAAAACAAGAAGAAAATAACTCGCTCACTTTAGAACTCCTTCATAAAATTCTTCAAACATCTTGTTTTCTTCCATTTCAGAAGAAAAGTTTGCCTTATGATGAACCTTTGCCATACGACGAATTAGTTTCTTATCAAGACCCAACTTTTCCGCCAGATCAGCAATTGCTTCTTTCTGTAGTTCTCGTTCGGCAGCAACTCGGGTCATAGAATCATCAAGTTCCTGAATACCCTTCTTGAGTTGTTGCTTTTGTTCAGATGATAGTGAATTTACGTTCATCACATTTTGGTTATGACCCATTCCTGACATAATATACTCCTTATGGTGTTTCTAGTGCAACAAAGTATTTGATGTTGCCGTTGGTTGATGTGAAAGTTGCAAACGCCTTATCCTTAATTTGAACCTCATAATCTCCTGGAATCATCTTCAAATTTTCTGTTTTGAAGATTGCGGTGAAACTATCACCATCATAATCCGAAATCTTATGAGACGCAAAGTTTGATGTATCGTTCTTCTTCTCATGGACCTTGATAGTTAATTCACCATTACCACCTTCAAATGTTAGATTTGATAGATTATTCATTGAAGATAGACGAAGAAGTTTAGCCAAAACTGTATTGTGTAGAGTGAATGTTACGATTGGAGAATCAATCACCAACTCTTTATCTGGTGGCGTATCAATCAATTCTGGTGCACATGAATAATAGTTCAACTTGGTTGAGCCATCATCCATTACAACAAACTTATCTTGGAAAGTCAAGTCTGGATTAGTCAATGTCGTGACATTACCAAGAAACTGATTGAGATCATAGATACCAAACTTTGATGGAAAGTCTGCATCCTCAAATGATGCTTCAACAAGAATACTCTTGTCAGCAGAAATGGTTTTCTGAACTTTACCGGGACGAATTACCATGCCTGAATTGATTGTAGAGAAGTTTTTGAGAACGGTTAGAACCGTGTTGGATAGTTTCATAATAAAGTCTCCTTATTCAAGCGGACAACCATTATACGACGGCTGTCCTGAAAAATCAAGGGTTTTTGATAGGGCCTTGGAAAATTTTTAGCATATGATCTGCATGGGCAACAAGTTCTGCCTTACTACCATTGTTGTCAAGCACATAGTCAAATGGAGTGCCGATCCAAGAAGTTTCTGATGAATGAATACCCAAAGCTTTCAGTTCTTTTTGATATTTGTAGTTGGTGGAATGGTTAGCATTCATTGCTAATTGATACCAATGTGGATCGGGACCACGCACAACACGGACAACAAATCCTCTCATAGTCCTGATAAAGTCGATTTCATTATCAAACCTAACATCAGCAACAACCACATTTTTATGCTTTAGAAGTTTCCGTTCCAGCGAATAAATCCAGATGTTGGTATTAAAAACATCTCTACATGCTTCAGTACCCAAAGTCTGGAGTGCTCGTCTTGGCGTGAAATCATATCCTAAACGATTCGTCCAAAACTTATCCGGCGTTTCTCTGAATGCACGACTTTCATCAGTATCACCTTCAAGTAGATGCCTCTCCCATCCGAAGATAGAAGAAGCAGCATCCTTGAGAGAATCGGCAAATGATAGTTTAGCAAAGCCATACTTTTCAACGAGAGTGTCGGCAACGGTTCCTTTTCCGGCACCAGCAAATCCCACTAGTCCAATAATCATTCTAAATCTCCGCTGTAACAAATATCAAATGCTTCCGGTAATTGCCGCAATCTTTGGAAGATCACCTTTGAAACCATATGTTCCAACGTGTTCGGTTTTCATCCACGGACATAGATAGATTTGACCACCAATTGCTCGCCAATATTGACAAAACATATAATCTTCCGATAGATAACGATGAGAATCTGGGTCAATTACAGTATCAAAATATGCGTGAATATATCGTGATCCATCAAAGTTTGCTTGACCTAGATGATCTGGTTTGTAGTTAAGATGAGGGTATTCCTCTTTGAATTTATCAAATACAGCACGCTTTACCATCATAAAGCCTGTGCCAATTTCCATAACCTCAAGTGGTTCTGTAACCTTGAATTGTTTTGTGCCGGGAACAGCATTGAATACATATTCACCTGTCACACCTTCAAGTTCGCCAGGATTGAACTTGGATTCATCAAAGTCTGGGTTTGATAGTAGTTTCTTAGATGCGTTCCAGACTGCTTTCCAGTTGATAGATTTCTTGGGATATGGTCCGCCAATAATATCTTTATCTAGTGCAAGTAGAGCAACAACATCGTTGGGGTCAAAATTAATATCCGAATCGATGAAAAGTAGATGAGTAAAACCTGAACGTAGAAACTCATCAACCAAATAGTTTCGAGCACGAGTAATCAGAGATTCGTTAAACAGGAAGGAGAATCGCACTTCAATACCATATCGCATACACAAACCTTGAAGGTCAAGGCATGATTTCATATACAGTCCATTACAATTTCCACCATACATAGGTGTAGCAACAAACAATCTATTCTTTCTTAGGTCTTCTGCTTTAATCTGTAGTTCCATTCTTTATTCACTCCTTATAATAGTGAAGGCCACATCTCTATATAGTATAAAAAAAGGTGGCTTCATCAGCCACCTTTGATTTATTAGAAAGCAACTTCATCAGTCTTTGGCGTTTCAGCAGCACTTCCGGTTGGTAGTGGATTGATTGTTTCGTCCAACTTCTTATACAAATCCATGAAAGAGTTTTTAGTATCAACGTCAAACCGATTTAGGCAGAGATTGATTGCCTTCTCACGATTCTTCTTGAAGATAACATATGCTTCACAGATGTGAACGAGGCGTCGAGTAGAAATGATTTCAGACACAGCACCTTCGTTGAATGACTTACGAATAACATCAGCCCAAGATACCAGACGATTGATATAATCGGTATCATTAGAATCAATCGCAGTCAGAGAAAGAAGATGGTTTGTAAGAATCTTCTTTTCAATCTTCTCTTGAGGATATTCTTGTTCCATAGTCACAGAGAAACGCTCAAGAAATGCTTCGTTCATAACATTCGTGCCGATGAAACGACCGTCTTCAGAACCTTTACCCTTGGTATTTGCAGTAGCAATTACATTGAAACCCTTAGCAGGAGTAATCAACTTGTTAATCTTCTTCAGGAAGATTGGCTTACCTTCAAGAACAGGCTGTAGGCACATAAGTTTGTTTGAGCCAAGATCGACCTCATCGAGAAGAAGAATTGCACCACGCTCCATTGCATGAATAACAGGACCGTTTTGCCATACTGTCCGACCGTCAATAAGACGGAAACCACCAATCAAATCATCCTCATCAGTTTCAATTGTGATATTGACACGAATACACTCACGCTTTTCAATAGCACAAACCTGTTCAACCATCATGGTTTTACCGTTACCAGAAAGGCCGGTAATATACATGGGATAGAAACGAGAAGACTTTACGATTGCTCGAACATCGGCAAAGTTTCCAAAGGGAACATAACCTTCGGCCTTGGTAGGAATGAGTGAAACTGTATCGACGGTACTCGTATTAAGGGGAACGGCAGCAAGAGCCATGGCAACCTCCATTTTAGAATCAGTCTCAACAGTTTCATTAACAATTTTAGAAACGGCAACAGGCATTGGTGCAGTTACAGGGATGTTAATCATATACATTCCACGGCCAGAACGGCGTGAAGAATCATTAGTGAACCAAGTTGGAAACTTGATATTATGCTTTTCACAAACATAGGTGATTTGCTTACGCGAAACGATATTGATATCACCAAATTCAGCCTTCACCGCATCAAAGAAGGGTTGCCGATCCACAGTCTTAGCCATAACGAAGTCCTTTCATATCTCGATTATGATGTATCTTAGCACATAGGAAAGTTGAAGTCAAGCGGAATATTTCATCCGCTTGCACTCTTTTATTTAGCAATCCTATCGACAAATTTCGATAGGAGAACTCGATTTACAGTTTTTTTGTTTGTAAAACGAGTGAACTCTTTGGCAATTCGAGATTTAGTCATTTTAGAATCTACCTTTAGATTGTCGTTTTGAAACTTCAACTTTGCGACATTCATAATGTAGTATTCATCATAACCGGCACTCGTCACTCCAAAGAAACCGTCATTCTTCCACTTTGTAGTATTGGCTGCAATCGTTTGTGAACTAAACATATACGAAATATTGTATATGTTACCAGAGTAGAGAAAGAATCCGACCAGATTGCACCTAGTCCTGTCTTTAAGCACTCGCAGACAAATATCGGTGTTGGAGTCGTTACTAACTGGATAATACACCTTCTTTGTCTTGGTGTCAGTAAGAATGAGAACCTGTTTCCTACTAACAGAACGAGGCATATTCGTCCTGACCGACCAATAATTAGATGCACCATCGGTCAAAACAATCGTATTGACAATTTGCAACTTATTCTTCTTCTGGAAATCAAGCACGATCTTATCAAGAGAAAGAATGGCCTGATTCAGCGGAGTATCTGACATAGGTTCGTTGGCATAATGCCCTCCGTTTGCCATACTCCACAGATGAAACATTGCTTCATTTAGAGTAGCAAGATTCATCCTAGACGAAAGAATATTACGCAGCTTGAACTTATGCATAAAGATGCCACTATTAGGGTCTTTGTTAATAACCTGCACTTTAGTACCGGCATCGTCAGAACTACATATAGAGCGGAAGGTAAAGACTTCAAACGGAACCTGAATCCTGTTGCAGAACATAACTAGACTGAAAAGATGCTTCATTGTTTCTTTGATATTCTCATGCATAGAACCAGACCAATCAAGAAGCATGACAAAGCCATGATTCTTACCTTCGGACACGACCGACATTTTACGGAACAAATCCTCATTATACTTGTATGAATGAATTTTATTCATATCAAGCACTCCAGTCTTGGCAATAGAAGTCCGAGAATACAAATCGGCAGCCTTCTTTTGCTCAAATTCCTTGACCATAAAGGAAACAGCAGCCTTTTCTTGCGTCTTGAACTTAGCCAAATCTTCACGAAGAATACGGGTCATATCATTCGTGATATAACCAACTTTCTTACGATATTCGAGATTATCTTTCCATTCTTTGAGAACGACTTTGTAATCATCGACAATGTTAGAATGCACGAACTCAGGAATATCCACATAGACATAATCGACATTTTCACTCTTGATAATCCTATCCTGAGAACTCTTTGACGCACGTTCGGTCAAACTTTCAGCAGTATCTTCTTCGTCAGAATGTGGAGACTTCTGTTCTTCTGTTTCGTCAATAGGTTCACCGCTATAAGGTGTGCCACTATTAGATTTTGAATCTTCAGAATCATCTGAATCTTCAGAAAAAGAATCAGAGTCAGAATCAGAATCGGAATCAGAATCGGAATCAGAATCTTCGTCAAACTCCATACCGTCAGATTCTTCATCAGAATCTTCGATATTCATCGCCATAGAAGGAGCCTGCTTCTTTTCTTCGATACCATAAGAATACATATCACTAGCGATGCTAATAACATCGGAAAATGTTTCAGCATTCTCAATGCGTGTAACAAACGCCTTTTCAGCATCGGAGAACTTGATATTATATTGTGCACCATTCTTGAAGAAGATGTTGACACGATCAATCAGTGGCAAAGAATCGATATCCCGATCCTTTACACCAAAGAAATTTTTATCATGCAGTTCCTTGTAACCGACAACATAGTTACGCTTAGAGCCGGGATAACGACGTTTTTGCCGCTTATCGATGCGTGCATCTTCAATAACATTCAAGAAATCCTTGATGTTATTCTTTTGCTTATCAGATGCGTTTGGACCATGCTTAGAATAAGCAATAGTTTCGATGCCAGTTTCCCAAGCATCGGGGGGTGTATCAAGTGCATGGCCAACTTCATGCACGACAAGCATATCATACAAGTCTTCGGAAATGTTATGCCATACGGGCAGAACAAGAAGCCGATCTTTGATATCAAAATATGCCGTTCGTGCTGAAGGATTATGTCGCATAGTAATATTTTCAGTTGCCAAGAGCTTAGCCAACTGAGATTTGATTTCAAAACTGATAGGTGCAGCAGTCATCGAATAACCTCCATCAACGATTGAACACCATATTACGACATTATATGATAGAATGCAACATCAATTATCACATACCAGGTATGCAATTTAGCATACCTCAAGGTGCACTCAGAACACTGAAGTTCTTTTTCTTACTGAATTTAATTGTTCTTTTGAATTTATCTGTCATTTGATCGTGCTTATGACTAATAACAAATACATTAGAATCTCCAATTAAAGACCACATTATTTTCAAAAATTCATCTGTTCCAGAATCATCCAATGAACCATCAAATATTTCATCGAAGATCAAAAGATTTGTTGAAACACTACTTCTCATTTTCGATATTTCTCTCCAAGTGAATAGTAATGCAAGATCAATTCTAATTTTTTCGCCTTCAGAGAAGTTTTGATATGCAAATTCATCACGATACCGTGATTTGATAGTTTCCTTGAAATTCTCATCAATATTAAAATTTACTGAAAAATTCATCTGAGTCAAATACTTATTGATAAGTTTGTTGATCGTGGGAAGATACTGCTTGATAATTTTGGTCTTGATCCCACCATCTTTTAGTAGATTGACGGAGGTTTCAATATACAACTTTTCGTTCAATAAAGATTCTTTTTCTTTTTCAAGAGTTGCAATTTCATTTTGTATTTTGAGTAGATCATTTTCATTATTCTCAAGCAGTGAGTTTGATTTTGATAGAGAATCCATTTCTTTTTGAAGTTTGCTTACTTCTTCTGAAAATTGATTGCTTTTATACTTGTGCTGTGAAATTTGATTGGATAGTTTATTAATAGTTTCTAGTTTATTCTCAATGACTTCTATCTGAAGAACACATGAATCTATCTCAGAAACAATCTTGGATATACCATCATTAAGGTCTACGATCTTATTTGTCAGTGAATCGACTTTATTAGACTTAAATGTTTCGTCTATTGCCTGTTTACAAGTTGGACAATTGTCGTGTTTCTCAAAAAATGATAATTCGCAAGATTGCTTTTTGTGATTAGTTTCTATTTGTGATTTTAGTGATATTAATTTGGTATGTCGTGATTTTAGATTCTTATAAGATGTTGTTTGCTGGAGTATCTCATTTCTTTGATCATCCAAACCTTGAATCTCTTCATTGATCTTTTTAATAGCTTTTTCATATCTTACCCTTTCGTGTTCCAGTTCTTTTAGTTTCTGATCATCATTTTGCTTCAAAGACTCTATTGTTCTCTTTATGTGATCGCAAGTTTCACTTTTACCGAGACTTTCTATTCTATTCTTTTCCAATTTACTTTTATTGTCAGACAACTTCTGTTTGGCAATACTATTCATAACAGAAAAGATTTGAATATCCAGTAGGTCTTCAATAACAAGTCTACGATCAGCAGCAGATAATTGCATAAATGGTGTAAATGATGCTGATCCTAGAATAACAATCTGAGTGAAGGACTTATAATTCATACGAAGGATGAACTTCTCCAGATTATCCTGGTAATCTTTTGTCGCAGAGTCTTGATTCAACAGTTTGTTATCACAATACACTTCAAAAACAGTAGGCTTGATACCTCTTATGACTTTATATTTCTTACCATGAGTATTAAATTCAATCTCTACTACACAATCTTTACCATTTACAGAATTGATAAGATTTGATTTGTTTATATTCCTAAAAGATTTGCCGAACAAAGAAAAGGTAAGAGCATCTAGTAATGTGCTCTTACCTGCACCATTGTTTCCTATGATTAGTGTGTTTGGAGTATCGTCAAGGCATATTTC